GTTAGAAAAAGAACAAAATTTCCTTGCGGCGTGTGAAGACGCCGGTATTCTCCAAATATCTGAGGAACGATTTAGCGTCGTCCCAAAGTAGAACAGTAAAACAGTAAAACAGTAAAACAGTAAAACAGTAAAACAGTAATGAGTGAGCTAGTAAAAACCAAAACAGTAAACGCACTGGCCGTAGGGTCAGAGGGTTTTGATCTTGATCCATCGGATATCGAAATTTCTCGAATCAATGTGGTCCAGAAAATGTCAGAGACAGATGCTCCATTGGGCGCACTTGTCCTTAGCCGGAAGCATGTCCTAACAGAGGCAGAAGTGCCTATTAAGGCCATTGCGGTGACCGCCCAAAAAGGGTGGAGAGAAAACATCCCCTATGATGAGGATGAGATCCCACAAATTGCATGGTCGAAGGAGCAGGCAGACATCATCGAGGCCGATTCTAGTTGGGGTAAAATGGCTGAATTCGCAGAGATTACTCTGCTGATTGAGAAGCCAAAAGGATGTAAAGATGACGAAGGTTTTCAGGTGCCCATTGGAGATAAAGATTATGCCCTTGGCAAAATCAATGTCTCTAAGAACGCCTACCGATCTACTTTCAAGCGGTTGGTTACCTTCGCCCTCCTTAACAATGGTATCCCTGTCCACAACAAAATCTGGTCTCTCGTGTCAGAGCCTTTGTCTAGTGGGAAATACACATGGCATAACCCTTCTTTGACCGCTACTAAAGAGGACACACCAAAGGAAGTAATCGCCTTTGCAGCTAAATTCCAAAGCTAAATACCATGATTAAAGAAGTAGTAGCAGAAGAAGAGGTAGAAGAAAAAGTAAAGCTCCTTAAACAAGAGCGTGATGTTGTCTCTGACATGCTGACTGAAGTCAGTGGTCAGTTTGCAACGGCCAAGTTAAACGTAAAGCGTCTTGGACTTGTCAAAGAAGCACTCGATGACGTAATTAGTCGTTATGAGGTCCAGCTTGAACTCCCACTAGAAGAATAGGTCTCGACCTACTTTTAGTTACAATTATAATAAGCAGTGGCCTACAAATGTAGGCCACTGCCTTCTAAAAATGAATAGAATTACTTTCGCTGTAGACTTTGAGACTTTTTACTCAAAGGAATGCAGCATAAAAACATTAGGCCCGTTGGGCTATTTTTCTCACGCATTGTTTGATGCGTATATGGTTTCAGTAGTGGGGGAAAACGGATACACGTTCGTTGGTCACCCTAAAGACTTTGATTGGTCTATGCTGGAAAACAACATAGTTCTAGCTCATAACGCTAGCTTTGACGAGACTCTCTATTTATATGGGGTGGAGCGTGGCTGGTGGCCTAAAGTGGAATACCATAAGTGGCACTGCACTGCGGATATGTGCGCATGCCTCTCGTTACCCAGAAACCTCAAAGGAGCTGTGGGGGACTCATTCGACGTGGAGCTAGAAAAGTCTACTCGCGATAACATGCTGAACAAGAATTGGCACGAGATGGATGATCAATTTAAAGAGGAAGTTTCAGAATACGCGCTAAAGGATTCCGAATGGTGCTTAAAACTATGGCAGAAGCATAGTGGCAAGTGGACTCAATTTGAGCGGGACATAAGCCGATTAAATAGAGACGTTGTGCAGCGGGGCATGCCTGTTAACGTCGAGCTAATTAAACAGGCGAGAGAAAGTGTTAGCGCACAGTTGTTTGAAACTGAGAGATCTATTCCTTGGAATGGGGACAGGCCGCTCCTTAGCCGTAAAGCATTTGACGAAGAATGCATCAAGAATGGTATTGAGCCTCCTGCGTCTCTCGCACAAACAGATGTAGATGCCCAAGACTGGATTCGTCGTCATGGTAAGAAATACCATTGGGTCGCAGCAGTGACAAATTGGAGACGCATCAATTCATTCAAAAAGAAGTTGGCCTCATTTGACAGAGCTACAATGGAGAATGGTCGCTACTACGGTGGCATGATGTACTACGGGGCACACACTGGACGCTTTAGCGGTAGCGGAGGGAACCTCAATCTCCAGAACTTACCCAGAGAGGAAATGTTCGGGGTGAACATGAGAAATATTATTGAACCTCCTAAAGGACGAAAGCTAGTCGTTGTTGACCTTTCTCAGATTGAAGTGCGCACACTTAGTTGGCTCTCTGGAGATCACGAGATGCTCGATAAGATTGCAAAAAGTGACGACATATATGAAGTATTTGCCATCCAGTTTGGGATGTGGTCTGAGGATAGGGGGAGTCTGAAAGACGTGGACCCCAAACTTAGGCATATCGTAAAGGCGGGAACACTGGGAAGTGGCTACGGGAGTGGCCCTGACAAGGTTGCTGCTATGTATAACTTAGAATTAGAGGCTGCTGAGAAACTAGTTAGCGTTTACCGTGATACAATGACGAAGGTTACGGCTTTCTGGCGGAAACTAAAAAACGACATGTGCGCCTCGTATGACACAAATTCCGAGCTGCGCCACGAACTACCTTCGGGGTCAACCCTGAGCTATGGTAAACTTAAAATGAGTAGGTCTACTAGAGGAATCAATTACGTGGGATTTCCGAGAAGGCACGGCAAGAAGACAGCTACAAAAATATGGCATGGACTTCAAGCGGAGAACTTAGCACAAAAGCTAGCGCGGGACATTTTTTGTTTCCACATGTTAGAGATTGACAAGGCTGGCCACGACATAATACTGCACGTTCACGATGAGGTTGTTGTAGAGTGTGACGAGAGCGAATCAGAAAAGGTTCTTGCTGATGTCATACGGATAATGTCTATTCCACCTGATTGGATTAGTGACATCCCATTAGCCTCCGAAGGAAAAATTCTCGATAGATACCAAAAATAAAATGAAATACCGCTACCTGAAAAACCTGAAAGAACATAAAGCTGAAAAATCAAATGATCCAAGTAAGCTCAAAAAAAAGAAGCCCCCTTTTAAATCCAAAGCAGAATACCGTAGTTGGTGCGCCGACGCAAAAACGGACCACTGTTTTTATAGCTGCGCGGAAGGTAGATCTCCCTCCAAGAGGATTAGCAATGAGAACCCCGTAAACAAGGTTTATGGTCTAGTTGCCGACTACGATGCAGGCGTAAAAGTCAACTGGAACTCATTGAAGGACGATCTAAGCGCCCGATTTGGGAAGATGCTGCCCACATGGTCAACTAAAACTCAATCAGGGTATCTTAGGTTAGTATGGGAGTTCGACAGGCCACTACCTATCTCACCTGAAGTCTATGCTCCCTTTATGGAGGAACTGGCTAAGAAGATGAAAGTTACTTCGGCCTATGCAGGTTTTGACAGCACGTCACTTAAACCAAACCAGTATTTCGAACTGGGCGAAGAATGGACACACATAGGTGGTGTCGTTGCCCACGACCTAATCAACACCACACTAGCCAAGGCGGTCAGTAAAAGCCCACCTCAATCCGGTGACACTAACGTCCCCATCAATGTTGTTGCGAAAGAAGTTGAATCCCGTTTCCCGAATCGCTGGATCAACGACTTTGAAGTTGGTTCGCGTGGACCACTCTTCTGGATCGATGATGGGATTGATCGGGATGGTTGCCAAGCGGTTGAGGACGGAATGGTCTGTTACAGCGACAGAGCGGGAAAAGGATTCATGAGCTGGGCTGATATCTTCGGGAGAGCTTTTGTTAGCGACTACGAGGATAAAAAGATGTCCATCTTGTTGGACGAATATTGGTTCAACGGGCGTAGTTATTTTAAGCTCCTATATGGTAATGCTGTATCAATCCCTAAAGAGCAACTTGTCCTAGAATTCAGGCAAGCTGGATTTTCAACGAGAGTTAAAAAAGGACAGACGATCAGTGAAGTTGAATCTGCTTTGCTTACTGTAAGTAACCATAACAGGATTGATGATATCGCTCCCGTTGTATTCTCTAAAGAAAGAATTGTCTCTTACAATGGGAGCCGCATTCTTAACTGTGCAAGGATCAATAGCATCCAACCAGACGTTGATGGTGACCGCTCCAAGTGGCCCTTCCTAAATAAATGGTTAGATCAACTATTTGTCGCTAGTGGAGATAGGCCAGCTACAGATTACCTATATGCGTGGCTTCAACGGTTTTATTACGCTGTTTTAGAGCGTAAGCAGATGCAGGGACAGGCGCTACTACTTGTCGGACCCACAGGACGAGGAAAATCGCTACTATCTAACAAGGTCATTAGTGGTCTCGTAGGAGGCTTCGCGGATGCCTCTGATTACCTCTCAGGACAAACTAAGTTCAATAAAGACTTAGGTAGAGTCGCTGCATGGGTAATCGATGACACAACATCCGCAGCGAGCTTCCAAGACCAGCGACGCGCAACTGAACTCCTTAAGCGATCAGTTGCTAATCCAAGAGTCGAGTATCAGGCCAAATACGCTGACTCATTGTCAGTCCCTTGGACTGGTCGAGTCGTTCTGTCATTGAACATGGACGCTAACTCTTTGTCGGTGATCCCCTCACTTGACTCAAGTAACCGTGATAAGCTCATCGCATTATTGATCAGCGATGATTCCACCGATAACTTTCCCCCTAACCACAAATTGGAGGAGACCATCGACGAAGAACTCCCCCACTTTGCTAAGTTCTTGTTAGACTGGAACCCACCGACAGAAGTTCTCGATACAGGGCGTTTTGGTGTTCGTAGCTATATTGACGCTAAGATTGCAGATGCTGCCTATGACAATAGTGCGCGTAGTTCCATTTCTGAACTCGTGGACTTCTTTAGTAAGAGGTGCCGTGAAGTTACTGCCCAAGACACATGGACAGGAACATTAACAGAGTTCCAAACAACTCTTCACGATTTCAATAACGGTCGGAATGTTGGCATGTCCAACAACCTAGAGTTCATTAGGCGTGGGATGTCCGTCATGGAAGAGTCTGCACGAACTAGTAGCAAGATCAGACCTGTATTTTCTAAAGGTAAAGGTGGAGGCAAAATCTGGACTATCGACTTACGTGGCCAGTTTGATATTGGTAACTAATGACCAGTCTACAAATTAGGAGACATGAACTCTGTGGTGAATTTTGGCTAGATCTGAGTGAGATCATAAATCAAGCTGGTGGTGATCCAGACATCATCATAGAGGCATACATGGATGCCTCTCTAAGCGAGTTCGTGGAACTTGCAGCGCCTAACGGAATCAGGCTAACCTACAAAAAAGAGGGCCACCTTAACCCTAATATGTTACCGCCGAACAGTGAGTGATTCGAGGGCGTCGGGTCTTCGGGTCTTCTTAATCTCGATGTTGTAACCATCTGACTTGAATCTAAATCCGTCTGAGTCACACTCCCCCTTCTTATTCAGCCTGTTTTTGTGTATAATGGACTTTTTAGGTGACCACCCACAGAGCCAGACCTTTTTGAGGTCCTCGTGTACTCTTACGAAGAAGTATACGTCGGCCTCAAACTTGCTGAACTTCGTCTTCACTACGGAAGCATTGTAGTCCAGCCTAGGCTTTGACGAACATTTCTTCGCCTTAACATCTACTTTGAGTCCCATATATTCGTAGTCGTGCGTGTAAGACTTGTCGCCCACGTAGGTAAACTGCTTAAAAGTTTTCTCAAACGCGACCTCTCCTAAGAAGCCTGTCATGTTCCCCTTCCCGTTCGTGAAGGACGTTTTGAGCTTGCCCAGTGCCTTAGACCGGTTGAATGCTTCGGCAACGTCTTCCGCTGTCGGTTTGTAAGTTATGAATCTACTCATGATTTGCGCTTACGCGCTATTTTAGTAACCTGATTTTTTCTTGATTATCTTCCCCACTTTCTTCTCTGTAGAAGAAGGTTTACTGTGGCTGTAGCCTTTCTTCTTCATACTAAGGTGCTGCTCGTGGGTGTTGGCCGTGAAGCCTTTACCTGCCTTGTTGTACATGGTGTGTTTCTTAAAACTTTTCATTTTCCTCTGACGATTTCTACTCCTACTTTATGCTCCATACCTTTCTTAAATAAATTGGATTCATCCACTCGACGCTTCGTAAGCC